AGAAATATTCTAGCTGTATATTCTGGTTGATCTTTTGGATCATACGATTTTACTTTTCCTTTATCAACCCCACCAACTTGTCCTGTTCTATCATATTGATTAAGAAAAACTCTTGTTGTGTATTCTGGCTGATCTTTTGGATCATAAACTTTTACTTTTCCTTTATCAACTCCACCAACTTGTCCTGTTCTATCATATTGGTTAAGGAAAAGTCTTGTTGTATATTCTGGTTGATCTCGTGGATCATAAACTTTTACTTTTCCTTTATCAACTCCACTTGTTGGTCCCAAATCATTGTATTGATTTTCAAATGTTCTCATTGTATATTCTGGCTGATCAGATGGGTCATATGCTTTTACTTTTCCCTTATCAACTCCACTTGTTGGTCCTAAATCATTAAATTGGTTTTCAAATGTTCTCATTGTATATTCCGGCTGATCTGATGGATCATATGATCTAACTTTACCAATATCAACTCCGCCTACTTGTTGTCCCGCTCTATCAAATTCATTTAATAAAACGCGTGTTGTTGGTTCTGGCGCATCTTTTGGATCATATGCTTTAGTTTTTCCTATATCAACACCACCAACTTGTTGTCCTGCTCTATCATATTCATGACTTTCTCGTTTTGCATCTGTGTAATGTTCAATTCTTCCTGTAACTTTAGCAACATTGTTTCCGGGTTCTCCAAATCGTTCTGTTTTAGTTGTTCCTCTATTTATCGTTGCCATATTTCGTGGATCAAATTCTCCATAAATTGATTGTGCATGATAAACTCCTCCCATTCCCATCATCCAATTATCTGGTCCCCATTCCTGATATGTTAATGGATGTCGTTTTTTAGTTTCTGATGATATTGTTGGAGATTTTGCAACATAGCTTCCATTACTAATTACTCTTCCCGCATAAGTTACTTTTGGCTTATCTGCTGTTCTGATTTCGTTTGTGTCTCTGTACATAGCACGAACAGGGTCATGATAACCACTAGTAGAAATTTCATTGTAATTAAGATTAAGCCCCGGTGTAACTTTAGTTTCTTGGAATGGTTTTTCATTTCTACGTTCACGTGATGGCATATACCGTGTTTCATAAAAGTTTGTCATAACTGGTAATCCATAAATATTTGTAGCACCTAATGTAGGACTAAAAAATGGTTCTACTTCTTTATGATGCATATAATCATCTCTATTATCAACACCTGTATATATTTCATTTGTTCGTTGAAATATTTGCCCTCCATGTTGTGATCGTAATTGCCCATGACCTCCTCCATGATACATGGGCTCTGAATTAAAAGGAATTGTAGGAACAGCACCAACTGGAAGTGCATTATCATTTCTATTAGTAAATTGTAATTCCGCAAATTGATCATTTATTTTTGATTCAAATGCCCTATTATTTTTTAATCTTGCTTCATGATCAAATAAGAAATTAGGATTATTAATATCACTTCTTTCTGAATCATTTTCAAAATCATGTTGTGATTCTATCATATTATATGCAGGAGGAATAATACGTGTTTCTGCCGGATGTCTACTTTTTTCAAATCTTTTATCTGCAATATTATTTAGTTCTTTTGTATTATTTAGCACTTCATTATTATTATATAATGAACTTGCATTCATTTCATTATCATTATTACTAATTAAATATTTACCTAAAACAATTAATCCGCCAAGTCCTAATAATAATTCTGCCATTATATTTATTAATATATATAATAATAAACAAAAATATATTCAACTTTACAATTTCACATTAAAAAAATAAAATGTATATTAATAATATAATAAAATGACAGAACAACCATATTTCAATAGAACAATGTATGATAATTGTGCATTTGAACGAAAAGTATTAGATAGTGTAACTCCAATGGGATATCAATTATATATTGGAAAATATGAAAATAAAGGAAAATGTACTTTTGATAAAAACAGTTTTTATCATCCATTTGATTTAGTTGATGCAGAATCAGAATTAAAAGGGATAACACGTTATACATCCAAATGTCCTCAAATGAAATACAGTCCCAATTGTGGAGATAGAACTAATGTTTGTTATACTACATTTCATATGCCAGTTGCCCTAAATCCTCGTGTATGCCCACCAGTTGATCCTAATTTTGCCAAAGTAACAAGTAAAGGATTTTAAACCTCCCTTTTATTTTATTGTTTACACAAACAATAAAATAAAAAAAAGTTGAAAACTGTAAATTTCTGTTGTTCTCATACTATCCGGGATAAAGTGTGTTTGAAAACAAACAAAGCATTGAAGTTTGGTTGTTTCCAAAGTGAACTGTACAATGTCGGGACGTGAACGTGGAGGTTATCGTGGTCGTGGTGGTCGTGGTGGTGGTAGTCGTGGCCGTGGCCGTGGCAATTATCAAGGTGATCGTCCGCCTCGTGGGTCGTATGTACCACGCGAACAGCGTGATACTGAATCGCGGAACAGTGAGCCATCAACGCATACTGTCAAGAAGGAACAAATGGTTTTTTGTTTCCGTGCATACACAACAGAGCGTGGATCTGACGGTGTGATCGCGTATATGCCTCTGATGCCACAGGTTCTTGGAATCGTCGGGTTGCTGAAAAGCGATCGTCTTTTCCACTGCTTCCGTGGACGTCGTGATGCGTATCTGCGAGTTGTTGAAAAGTGTCGTACTATCATCGGCGAAGGAACTGACTGCAAGGCAGTCTTTTTCCCGTTGCCAGCATGCAAGAGTATGATCCAATTCAACGAAAGCAAGATGGACTGTGTGCAACTGTTCAACTTCATCCTGTGGGCTGGGCCTGCATGGTTTGAGGCTGTCTCACAGTATGAGTATGAAACGCATAGTCGCCTGTTTGAGGACGATGTTGACGGCAACATTGAGCTCGCGAATACTCGCGTTCTCAAAATGCTGGATACATCGTGCTCTGGATCTATGGTCTCAGAGCCTCTGACTCAGAACGAATCTGTGGATGGTGATGAGGCGAACGTGGACGCTGATGATGTGGATGATGCCGATGGCGTGGAGGAGGGCACTGCTACCGCTACTGAAAGCAGTAAGGTATGAAAACATATTTAAGTGAATATTGCGCATTATTATCCTATCAAGTGGATTTATGTTGTGTAGTGTTCGTTTTCTATGTGTTTTCGTTCCTTTCCGTGGCACTTTCTGTCAGGAAACTAAAAACTAAAAAAAATATTTATATATTTCTTTTATTTTTTAATTTATAATCATTTATAGACTAAAATAATTTATCTTTTATAATATATATAAATGGAAATAGGACAATTTACACGTTTACCATATACAGATGATGCATATGAAGATAAACAATTTATTAGTGTTGGAACAGGAAATTACCGCGTAGATCCCAGCAATATGTATAATGAACAATATTGTTTATCAACGGATGGGCCGAGATATACTCATATGGGTCCTACAAATTCAACACAAAATAAATTGACAGGAAAAGCATTTTCACAAGAACTTGTTGATTTGGAATCAATTTTGACAAATCGTAATGTTCCAACATCAAAAGCACGTACTGGTCATTTAAATCCTATTAATCCAACTAAGGATACTACACTTTACAATACACCTGAATGTGGAAGACAATTGATTCCCGAATATTCAAAACTACAAGATCCTCCGTGTAATTACCGTGATATGGGTATAAATCGTTTCTATAATCCTGTTCGTGATTTACAACAAAATATTTTCTATGATTTTGCAGTTAATACACGTTTGGAAGTAAAGGATAATTATACTTTGGAAAGACGAGTACCATGGAGAGAATTGGCACAACCTCCTGTTAAAATGTAAAGCTATAATTTTTAAATAATTAAAAAAATTGAAATTTTAACTTTTTGGACTATTATTGATATATATTTTATTATACATCAATAATAATGAACAATACAACAAACAATACAATAAACATAACATTAGACTTGTTGGATAATAAAAATAAAAATGTAATAATGAAAAATACTGGACCTGTATATCTTATGTTAAAAGAAGAATATGATATTAATACATTACTGACAATTTTTGATTATATTAGAATTTCAACAGAAAATTATTCTATTACTGTTAAAAAATTTAATGATATGAAACAAGAAGATAAATATTTTGTGTTAGCAACAAATAGTTCAATATGTATATCAGATGATGTGACTTCAATTGATATGATGCGAATTTTGTTATGTTGTGGTGATTTGTGGTTTTATGCATTAGAAGTATATGCTAAACGTCATAATGGTAATTATCCTCCTTTTTGTAATAAGCAACCAAAAACTCCAACATATATTTCAGATGAAACAATTAATTTGATGTTTGTTACTCATGATTCAAGTGAATAAATATTATTTTATTTAGAATAAAATAATATTTAAGGCATAATATCACGATGTTGATTTATTGACTTATTTAATGATCTACTTGGAAAACCTCTTTCATTACATGTATGTTCTGGAAGTTGTAGATCTTCTGTTATATAGTTAAATGAATGTTCAAATGTGCTTGGATATCCATTACTTTTAAAATGTTGATTAAATTGCCCCAATTGTCCATTAATTGTTCCACGAATATCTTCTGCTTGTATATCAAATTTATCATATTCGTGTAAACAATTTTTAACTTTTTGTATTTCATCTTCTGAAATATTCATATCACTTTTTCCATAATGAGTTATAGATTGAATTTTAGGGGGAACACTAACAAATCCACCAACTTTTGATTTTCTATATTTTTCGCGCATAAAATCACTTCGTGGTGCTACTGGTAATTCTTCTCTTTCTGGTTCTGGCACTATTTCATTATGTAGTTGTTGTTGAAAATACATTTTTCTCTTATATTCATCTTGCATCTTTTTCAATTTATCAAATCTTTCATCATATCCAAATTGTGATGATGGAAATTTTTGATCTCTTATATCAACAAAATCTTGAAAATTATCTTCATCCCTTAAAAACTTCTTCATAATAATATTAACTAACAAATTTTTATTTGTTAGTTTTTCATGACAAATTTTTATATAATTGTTATATATTATGATTGATGATACCGAATACGAACCATCAACAATTGCTTGGAAACTATTAGTTGATGATGATATTAAACAATACAAAGGGGAACTGATGTTAATTGATTCTTCTGATGCTAAAACTCACAATAATGAATTTGTATTTGAAACACTTGTTTTAATATTTATTAATATGGTTTTTCAACTTAATTCTATAAATGAAACTGATTATATGACTGAACAATTATTTGATAAAATGGAAAACACTCTTATTGAAAAATTTAGAAAAATAAACTTCCATATTTTTATCGCTAAACTTGAAGAACCAAATTATTATTGTCGTATTACTCTTAAGCAAGATGATCCAACATTTTTTTATATTCATCCCGAATTTACAGAACTATTTCACATTCTCATAAATGCTTCTTATAAAAAGGTATTTAAATTTGAAGATATCTTATCTAAACTTTGTGTAAATTCAACAAATTATATTATTCATTTTGCTAAAATAATAAATTAAAAATAAAAATATTTTTAATTTATTGGAATGTTTTAGCCAAACATTCCATAACTAATTTATTGGAATGTTTTAGCCAAACATTCCA